ATTATTTACTAACGCTAAAAAGAACCTATAATGAATACCTTAGTAATATTAGAAGGGCTTAGAGAAAACGTTAAATTTTGGCAGTATAAGTTTGATACTTGTAAACCACACGAGGCAAGAGCAATGCAACAAAAAGTACTCGGTGCAAAGCAAATATTAAAAGAGTTTAAAGTAAAATATATGCCACATCTATTAGTGCCACCTACTCCACCAAAAAGACAAGTATCTGTAAGGATGTCTGATTGGACTGAAAACTTTGAGGAATTTGCTAACTATTAAATTATAAATTATGCCTTATTCAACTTGCTGCGGAGCATATACCGATATGTGGGAAATTGACTTATGCCCAGATTGTTTAGAACATTGCGATTGGGAAGAAGAAGACGAGGAAGAAATGGAAGAAGATACAAAAGCAAACAATGAAGTCGATGAAATTGCATTAAGAGAAGCCGAAGAAAAATTACATAACCAATAAAAAAAACAAAATGAAAGTATTAAACATTTGTCAAGAAGACATCAAATGGAAGCCAGTACAAACTAAATCTGGTATCAAACACTATGCAAACATTGCAGTAGATTATTTAAAAGAACCAGACGATAAAGGAAATACAGTTACCGTTTGGAATAATCAAACCCAAGACGAAAGAGCAGAAAAAAAGAAAAAAGAGTATTGCGGCAGAGGCAAAGAATACAAATTCGATGCTAAAAAAGAGTACGCAAACTCTAACAAACAAGAACAAGAAGACGCTGATAATATGCCATTTTAAACATTAACAAAACTTTAACAACTATGAAAACCCAAAAAGAACAAATCAAAAAGTACCTATTAAGTAGAAAAACTATTACCCCTATACAAGCCTTAAATAAATTTGGCTGCTTTAGATTAGCAGCGGTTATTTATAATCTAAAAAATGAAGGCTTAAAAATTGTTACTGAAATGGAATATAACAAGAACAAACAATTTGCACGTTATAGATTAGTTTAGTATATTTGTACCGATATATGCGACATATCAATACAAACTTATTAGGGCGGAAGATTGGCAGGTAGTCGCATTACCTGTTTAGTCTGAAGCCCTTTTTTATTTTATGACATACGCTGAAAAACTTAAAGACCCAAGATGGCAAAAAAAGCGTCTTGAAATTATGCAAAGAGATGAATTTACTTGTCAAATTTGTAAGTCAAAAACTAAAACACTTCACATACATCATTTAGATTATGAGTTTGGTTTAGAACCTTGGAATTATCCTAATACCTATTATAAAACTTTATGTGAAGATTGCCATATAGATGAAGAATATTGCAAAAAATTTGTAAAAGCTGGTATTAGAATTTTACAAGAAAATGGTTATACAAATTCTCAATTATTTAAATTAATTCATGAGCTTTTAATATTGAAAAAGGAGGTAACAAATGGCAATTTTTAGAAAAGTACACGTCAGCTTTTGGAAAGACGAATTTGTAGAGTCATTAACTCCAGAACAAAAGTTTTTTTACTTATATCTGCTTACAAATGACAGAACTACTCAATGTGGCATTTATGAAATAACAATTAGGCAAATGTGTTTTGATACTGGATATAATGATGAAACAATTAAAAAGCTAATTCTATTCTTTATAAATACTGGTAAATTGGTTTACTCTGAACATACTAAAGAGATAGCTTTAAAGAACTGGACAAAATATAATGATAGTAGTAGTCCAAAAGTACGCTCTTGTATTGAAAAAGAGTTATTAAAGGTAAAAGATAGAGTATTGATAGAGTATTTATACAGTATGGATACACATACAAAAGAAGAAGAAGAACAAGAAGAAGAAAAAGATAAAGAACAAGAAAAAGAAGTAAATATAGAATTTGAGTGGTTTTGGAAAGATTATGATAAAAAGGTAGGTGTTAAAGAAAAGTTAAAAAAGAAGTGGAATAAATTAACTGATGAAGAAAGGCAAAATGCAATGAATTATGTTGAACTTTACAAACAAGCCGTACCAGACAAACAATTTAGAAAAAACCCAGAAACATTTTTAAACAATAAATCTTGGAACGATGAAATTATCACAAGAAATACAACAAGTCAATCAAGAGTTAGCCCAAAAATTACCGCATGGGAGTCTCTCCAAGCAGTTGCTAAACAAAGTAGCGAAAGGCAGTAAAGGAGAAATATTTAACGAAATGTGTCGCTATATTCAAAAAGGCGAACCCAATCATTTAGCAGTAATTGAGAATGTACCAGTAAGCGAAAGATTACCAGCATTAGCAAAAATGTACGGAAATGATAAAATAGCTGGAGTTTTAAGTATTGCTATAACAAATGCTTTAAATAATTTCAATTTGAGGGTTGGTATGAACCCAGAGCAAATAGCAAATTTATCATTTGAATTAATAAACGAAGCCGAGCAAGACCAATTAGCTTTACAAGACATTATGCTATTCTTAGATGGTTTGCCTAAGTTTAAATACGGTAAAGTTTATGACCGAATGGATATGCCTACATTTTTTGAGATGTTAGAGGTATATCGTGAACAAAGGCACCAAGCGTATGTTAATGCTAAAGAGGAGGCACACGCACAATATAAATCTATGGGAGATACAAACCGAATGTCAAACGATACAGACAAAGAGGCTAACCGAAACGCAATTAATGAGTATTTAAAAAACCAATATAAATAAATAATTGCCCAGCTTAAATTTATTAATTAACAAATGGGTGTTGGTTATGTAAACGGCTGGGCATTAAACTTTTACTATGAAAAATTATGTAGATAGAGAAGTTCTTTTACAAGTTAAAAGAATTTATAGTCAAGATGAAGTAATTGCTGATTTGCATAGGCAACTTAGAGAAGCAAATTTTAAAATTGGTGTATTAGAAAGTGAAGTTGCTGAACTTGAAGATGAAAATAAAGTTCTTCGTAAAAATGGAGAAAGAAATAGACAAGATGAATATATAAAAAATTTAAAACAAGTAATAGAGCAAACATTAAAATCCAAGCAGAAATATAAAAGACTTAGTGAAGAATTAATGTATAAAAATGCAGATTTGAATTATAAACTACTTAACCAAAACAAATAACTATGAAATACATTAAATTTTTCTTTATTAGTGTCCCTTTAGCACTACTTTTAATAACAACTGCAAACCTTTATTTTGAATTTAAACGATGGAGAAAATGATAGCAAGTGGAACTGAAAATGCGAGACCAATAAAAATGATTGACATAGAAACAAAAGATGTAACAATATTTAAAAGCATAGCTTATGCAGTTAGAACAACCAAAGTAAATGAGTATGCATTAAGACAAGGATTAAGCCCATTAAAAAAGAAGCGATTTGAGGTTAATGGTAGAACTGTTGTTTTTAGGCTACATAACCCCTAACTTTGTCTTATGGCATTAACTCCATTACCTAAGCTATTAGAAAAAACACAAAAGGTGATTAACGCATACGTTCGCAAAAGAGACGAAGGCTTACCTTGTATATCTTGCGGAAGTCCTAACGCAAATCAAGCTGGGCATTATTTTCCAGTTAAAGGATATTCTGCTTTAAGGTTTAATGAATGGAATATAAACCTACAATGTGCTGGGTGCAATATGTATAAACATGGGAACCAAGCTATGTACAGAATAGGCTTAGTAAACAAGTTAGGTGAACAAGCAGTTAAAGGATTAGAAACAATAGCAACTAAGGTTAAGGTTTACAAATGGTCAAGAACTGAATTAAACGAATTAATAGAAAAATATGGCGAAGGCAAACAGTAATAACAAAGTAACTTTTGGTAAGCGTAAATGTGGCAAAGCTAAAAAGACATCTGGTCCAAAAGATAAACCAGTAAAACCATATAATAGACAAGGCAGATGCTAATATCACAAATCAAACCGAACCCAGAAAACCCAAGAGTAATAAAAGACCATAAGTTTAAGCAACTTGTTGAGTCTATTAAGTCCTTCCCCCAAATGTTGGAACTTAGACCCATTGTAATAGATGAGAACAATGTTGTACTTGGGGGCAACATGAGACTAAAAGCGTGTATTGAAGCTGGGCTAACAGATGTACCAGTTAAGATAGCACATGGTTTAACACAAGAGCAAAAGAAAGAATTTATCATTAAGGATAACGTATCATTTGGTGAGCATGATTGGGATTTATTAGCTAACGAATGGGATATACAAAGTCTTGATGATTGGGGATTAGACATACCAGCTTTTGCTAATAACGATATGATTGATAAAGAAGCCAATGCAAAGAAAAGTAAGACTTGCCCTAATTGTGGTGTATCTTTGTAATTGATTAGAAATTGATTAGAGAATATGGCAAACGAACAAAATTTAATACCAGCTAAGAAAGGCGAAGTAAGAAACCCAAACGGAAAGCCTAAAGGAGTTCTTAACTCAAAGACAAGATTACTTAGATTACTTGAATTAGTTACTAAGGTTAGAAACCCAGTAACTGGAGAGGAGGAGGAATTTAGCATAGCAGAACAATTGGATATGCAGATTATAGCTAAGGCAAGAAAGGGAGACCTTAAAGCCTATGAGATAATTTTAGACAGATTAGAGGGTAAGCCTAAACAATCAACAGAGGTAGAGGTAAGCGGTGGAGTAAACATAACTTGGGAGGAGAAAAAAACTTACGTTGGAAATACTGGTAGCCTATAATGGAATTATCAATAAAACAAACCATAGCCTTAGATTTACTTGAAGATAAAATCACAAATGAGATTTTATTTGGCGGTGGGGCTGGGGGAGGTAAGACTGCTTTAGGTTGTTACTGGCAGTTAAAGCAAAGACTAAAATACCCAAACACAAGAGGCTTAATAGGTCGTGCCGTACTAAAGACACTTAAAGAAACTACATTGGTTTCGTTCTTTCAAGTGGCAAAGATGCAAGGCTTAGAAGCTGGAAAGCATTACAAGTACAATGGTCAAATGAGCCAAATAGAATTATTTAATGGCTCGGTGATTCTACTTAAAGACCTTTACGCTTACCCAAGCGACCCTAACTTTGATGAATTGGGTTCATTAGAGATTACAGATGCTTTTATTGACGAGGCAAACCAGATAGAAGATAAGGCACGAAATATCATAAAGTCAAGGATAAGATACCAGCTTGACGAAAACGAACTAATACCTAAAGTCCTATACACTTGTAACCCAGCTAAGAACTGGACATACTCGGAGTTCTATAAGCCACAAGTAGACGGCACAATAGCAAAGAATAAACAATTCATCGCATCCTTAATTGACGATAATCCATTTATCTCAAAGCACTATAAGGAAAACCT